CGGTATTAAGGCCGCCTACGAAGAAACCCTTGGTCGTCAAGCAACAGAAGAAGAACTTGGTAAAGCAACTGAACGTTTTAACCAAGGGTTCTACAGCACCAACCAAGACCTTGTTAGCTCACTTACTAAGGGTTCTGAGTACCAAGACAAGTTTAATAGTAGCTACCTAGATAACTACTATGACACAATGTTCGGTAAGCAGACTACCGACGCAGCAGGCAAGAAGACCGGAAAGCGTGCATTCACTTTTGATAAGAGCCTTCTTCCCAACTATGGCGGAGACTTGGCAAGTAAAACCAAAATCACTACCCCTGACTTTGGTAGCGCTTTTGTTGGTACCCCAGCCGAAATTGAAGACCAACAACAGAATGTTAAAGATACCAGGCAGTATCTGTACAGTGCTGGCTTAACAAATCTCCAAGGGGAGATTGATTCCAATACTCAGAAGATTAAAAACGAAGGCTTGAAAGAACAACAAAAGATTCAATCATTTGGTAATGTTGCTTCAAATCTGGTCTCTGGTTTCTGGAGCTAATATACCTTTGCTATAATTTGTATAGTGAAAATTTTTAAAGATGACCTCTTCTGGAAACGCACTTACCAACACTGGTACTGATACTGCTTCTGACTTTGACATCAACCGTTTTGAAGAGCTGCTTAATCGCCTAGAAGCATCAAAGGGGCGTCAACAACGTCAGAAGTCTGTTGAAGGCCGTCGGGATATCTTCTCCCAGGGCCTTGCTAGCATGATGGGTAACTTCTAATTTTTTCTTGAGAGTTAATTACCATGACCAGTAGCGTGCCCGCAGGCCAGTCAAATGTTGATGACTGGTTTGATTTAGACAAGTACAAGCAAGCTGCTGGTGTAGCATACGAATTCTCCAAGAAGAAGGCGGAAGATGTTGGATCCCAAGAACGAGAAACTATCGGCAAGGGCGCCCAAGAGCAGCGTACGTCAGCGGAGCAAGGACAGCAGTTTAAGCAAGCCGACGAGTCACGTGACTACGGACAGGCCCAGCGAGCTTATCGATATTGAGGTATTTGATTACTGGGTAGACAATTTAGATTGCTCTGTCCAGGAGTCATTTATTGCTTTTGCTTCTGATAATTATTCATTAATTGAAGTCTTCCTATACGCTCGTTTCCTTGGTTACAACGGAAGCATTGTTGCGTGTGAAGCTTGGGTAAAAAATAAATACAAGAAGCCGGATCATCGTAAGACTCTTCTGTACGAAATTGAAGAGATGCAAGAAGACATCCGCAAGTTGCGGGAGTCTATGGAGATGCCGGGAGAAGGTAATGTCAAACGAGATCACGGTGTTGCTCGCATTGCTGGTATGCAACGTGAACTACGTGGCACCATTGCACAAGTAGAAGAGTTTACTTCGGTCAAAGATCGTAAGGGCCTATTGATGGCTGGTGCCGACCGAGCAATGCGCGAAGTTGCATTTATCTTTAAAGACGACCCAATTGAAACCCCACTGGAAGAAGCAATTATGAGTGTGTGGGCCAGAATGCAACTGGAAGAATAAATAACAGTATACTTAAACAAGAGCTATCTTCTAACCATGGCCGTAGAGAAAAAGTTTGTTCCTGGCAAGGGCCTTGTTCCAGTGGGCAAGGAAGAAATGGGTAAGAAGGGCGCACCAGTACCTCCTAAGAAAGGAGCAGTTCCTCCCAAGAAAGGAGCACCTGTGCCTCCCGCCAAAGGTAAAGGTAAGCCTGTACCTCCCAAGAAGAAGTGAAGATGGGCGCAGGTAAACAAATTGCATTGGCAGGTGGGAAGAGCCCAGAAGCCGCTCCAGGCAGCCTACCGCCTGCTGGAGGAGGCGTAGGATCAGCATATGGTAACTACGCCCGTGAGCAGCAACGTCGTGGCGCTCAGCCACCAAAGCAACCAGGCTTCTCTGGTGGAAACATTCGCTTTAGTCGTCCAGGAGAATAATCATGGCTAAAGGTAAAATGCCTCCTCAGTTTCTTGAGTACCTCAAGAAGAAAGAAGCTAAGAAGGAGGATGGTACTGAGATGAACGACAAGGAAAAACGTAAGGCAGCTCTAGACAAAGCCAGGAAATATCAAGAGCAGAAACGTAAAGCTAAAAAATAAGCTAGTATTTAAGCATAGTTTGATTACCTGCTGTGCCCGCTTATACCTACCTGGCACATCGTCGTAATGCTCGTGCTGCAACAAAAAACTTTAAACTTAAAGAAAACAAAAACCAAGACAAGCTAGATCTTGCAAAGGAAGATTTTGGTTATTTTTGTGAGTACGTAGCAGATAAGCCACCGGCAGAGCACCACAAAGAATGGCATAGGCAATTTATAACCAACCAAGATAGCTCTTGTTTGATAAAAATTGCTGGCCCAAACATTGACCTACTCGCGCCTCGCGGCTCAGCAAAAAGCACAGTTTTGGGTTTGCTTACCGCTTGGGCAATTGGAATTCATACTACTGCCAAACTTCCGCTCCAAATTCTTTACTTGTCTTACACGGTAGACATTGCTCGTTCCAAGTCTGCAACTATTAAGCGCATCATTGAAAGTAAAAGGTATCAAGAAGTTTTCCCTAGGGTACGTCTCCTAAAGAACGTAACCAGTAATGAATACTGGTCTATTGACCATAAATTTGCAGGTATTGAAGTAATTGGTGATGAACAATTTACTCTTTGTGCTGCAGGCTTGAAAGGTTCGGTGACCTCCAAGCGTTCACACCTGGTCATGATTGATGACGCCATCAAGTCAGCCGCAGATATCTCAAATCCTGACATCAGAAAAATGATGCAGGATAACTGGAACGCAGTGATTTCACCAACCATGTTTGAAGGTGCTAGGGCAATCTGCCTTGGTACCAGGTTTAGGCATGACGATATTCACTCGACAACATTCAATGAACAAAACAACTGGATGCAAATTGTTTTATCAGCTATTCAAAATGATGTTAAAACAGGAGAAGAAAAGTCATACTGGCCGGAGATGTGGCCCTTGGAATACCTAAAGGAAAAGAAAAGGCAAGCGCCTATCGCATTCTCTTTCCAGTACATGAATCAAGTCATACGACAAAATGAATTGTCCTTGGCACCAGAGTTAATTGTTAAGGCAGAAATCTCAACAGAATTTGACGCCCTTGGTATTGGTGTTGATCTTTCTGCTGGAATCAAAGAGAAAAACGATTACACCGTAATGATTCTTGGAGGACGTATTGGAGACCGTATACACATCATTGATTACCGACGCATCAGGGTCATGGGGAACCTAGAAAAACTAGATGCCATGAAGGAGCTTTTAAACGATTGGTCTATTCTTGGTTGTGATGAAAACGGTTCGTACTTCCCAACATACTCAACGTGTGATATTTGGTCAGAAGCCGTGCAGTATCAGGCTTCCTTGGAGGCCGACTTCAAACGTGTTTGCTTGAATAATGAAGGACTCTACAATTTGATTTGGCACCCAGTGAAAGGGTTCCGTGCAGATAAGCTTGCACGATTTCGTGGCATCATTGGCATGTTTGAAGACCGTAAGATCATCTTCAACCGTTTCAGGAACTTCAGTAATCTCTTCGAGGAACTCACTAATTTCGGTGTTAGTAGTCATGACGATTGTGTCGACGCCTTAGTCTGGTTGGTAACAGGATTAGCTAGGAAAGGAAACCTCCATCTCGATTACTGAAGTCTAGAATAGAAGAAAAGTTTTAGTCATGGGTCCAGAATATTTAGCGTTATTTGTAACGTTGGTTATATCAGGCGTCTCCGGAGGGAGCTGGACCGCCAATAAAATTTTAAATCGTTTTTCAGTACGAGCAAAGCAAATTGACAACGCATTGGCAAACCAAGAAAGAGAGTTGGATAAGCTAGAAGAAAAGGTGAACCGTATGCCCTTGGACTACGTTTTGAAGGTAGACTTCCTAAGGGAAATTACAGAAATGCACGACAATTTTAAACAGATCAACATGAAGCTTGATAAACTTGTGGAAAAGCTATTAACAAAATGAGCTACATCTTGGAAATACAAGAAGACGAAAACGGGGAATCGTTCATCACTTTTCCGGACGACATCATAGAAACCCTTGGTTGGCAAGAAGGTGATGTTCTGGAATGGAAGCTCAAAGGAAATGGTGTTCTTCTAACTAAACTCAACGACAGTGCCGGGTACGAGGTTATAGAAGAGTAAAATAAAACAACAAGCAAGATTTGAAATGTTTTACAATTTCCCTGGTGCGCCAGGTAATACCGGATATCAATCACAGGCAAATCCAAACCCACTAACTGACCCGCGCAATAAAATTCCGGGCGCATTTCCAAACTCATTTCCGATGCTCCCAGGGGAAGATCCCGGCGCAATTAGGGGTGTTTATGGTACTCCTGGACAAGGACAACCTCAAACAAGGATTCCTTTAGCACAAGGTCCTGCCGGAGCCATTGGTAATATGGCGGGAATGCAAGGCGTACCACTTGCTTTTAATGGTTCAGTGCCCACGGGTAATGCTGGTGTGGACGCAAAAGCTTTGTCTGATTTTCAATCTCTTCTTGACCAAGACATAGAAGCACGCCCATGGAACAATCAAAGACAACAACCACAGATTCCAGCTGGGTTTATACGGTCTAGTTTTTTTAATAACAAATAAAACAAAAAATCTCAATAAAACTGCTAAGATACACAAAGATAAAGGGGACAATAGTTAATGGCGGTCGATGCTAAGACACGATTAAGGGAAATTATTGACTCGTATCTTGAAAAAGATGGGGGGTCTGCAATTGATACTGGCATCGTGGCATCGCACCTGGCACAGATGCGGTTATTTGGTATCCGCCAAGGTGTTGAATTTTTCCCAGGGCAAGATAACTTTGGAAACCAGCGCAAAGATTTTGTTGATCGTGTAGTTAAATATAACCAACTTGATGTTCGCCTCGATTCAATCTGGGATTACTTCTTGGCTGATGGCCAAGGTCTTTTTTATATTCGACCGACAGAAGCAAACTATCGGTTGTACTTCTTCCGTAAACATGAGTATCGCACATATTACAACGTAGACGGAGAACTGGATGAAGTTGTAATCATCTATAGCTATAAGGTGCGTCGTGGTTTTGGCTTTGATCAAGATATCCAAACAGGGAGCCTAACAGGTCCTGCCTCCATGGGGCAAGGTGCTAAGCGTTACATCAGGCTTTCAATCAAACATAAGACAATTGAAGAGACTCACTCAGAAGGTGAGATTTCATTTGAACAACCCAACTACGCTGTATCCGGTAAAACAAAAACGTTTAAAAATACGCTTGGTTTTATTCCTTGCGTAGAAATCCTTAATAATCCCAAGGGATTTTCTAACGAAGGCGTTGGTGAATTTGATGCGTTTGCTAATCACATTTGTACGCATGATGAAATGGTTCGCACCATGCGTAAGAATATTCAATTCTTTGGTAATCCAACCCTTCTCTCCTCCAGGCCAAAAACTGACCTTATGGAATCCGGTGGTGATTCCGTTGTACAGCGTCCATCTATTGCAGCAAACTCTGGGTTTAATAGTCCCAATGGTTTGAGCCGTTCTACCTTTAAATCAGATCCTGTTAGCCGTGGTGTTGATGGCCAAATTCGCGTGCCACGCGTTATTGCAAACCTGGAACCAAACGATAGAGTTGGCTATATTGTGCCAGATGCTATCACTGGTGACCAGAATTCATTCTCTCGTCAATATCGAGAAGAAATTAGAACTGCTCTTGGTGGTGTAGATGAACTATCAATTTCCGCTGGTGTAACTGCAACAGAATACAAATCA